GGAACGTTTTTCTCAAGAGATGGTACAAACACCTCGTATGCAAATGTATCATTGGCCTTATTCATAATGTTGATAAGGTCATTGATGTTTCCTTGTTTTAATATTTCATTGTCTTGACTCATAATTATATCCTCTCGCTAATAATTATTAACGATTTTGGTAATTCAATTTATAAAGCGTCATTTTCAGAAACCCTTTTATTCACATAGCTTACGTTATTCGATGCATCCGAATCATTCTGTTTTATATTAACCTGTTTATATGTTATATTGTTTGAAACCTCTCCGTCATTTCTATTCGTATTAACTTGATTAAAGCGAGTGCTGATAGATGGATTACCATCATTTACATTCACTTGCTTACTTGTAGAATCATTTCTTATGTTTGACTCATCCAGAGCCGTTCTAAATCCATTATTTGGAATGGAATCTTTTAACCCATTCGCATATGTCGGAACGTCATCCGTCGAAACCTTTTTCTCTATGTAATTGAGAAGGTTGGTTGTAGGACTCCCCAAGAAATTAGGTGTATCTGCATTAGGATTCCCTTCGGATTTCTCTCTGGAAATCGTAATACTACCATCTAGATTATTTGTAACCCCGTTTGCGGAATTATCCGGTGTGTCATTTTGATTAATCTGCTTATCCGTGTTAACTTCTGCTGCACTCGCCAATTCCTCATTAGGCATTTTCGGTAGAATTTTATTGATCGCATCATCAGGATTCACACTTCTTTCAACATATCCATGAGATTCCAACCTATCATATGATGCATTCTGAACGTTTCTCTCGATGTAATCATCTGTAGGGGTTTCAACGAGATTTATATTGACTCCGTTAACTGTATCGGCATTAGGATCATTGCCTATAAGTCTATTAACAGCTTCATTTGTACGTTCAGCAACGCCCGTAACCACTTCATTGCCCCGACGTAACCCATCGGAAGTGAAGTCCCTTATAGCACCATCTACAGCATCTTGAACTGTTCCGGCGAAGTTAGTCACAGAACCTTGAATTGTGTTAGTGATAAGACTATCCGCAAAAGATTTACCACGCTCTACAATATTATTCAGATATTGTGAAACGCTATTCGCCCCAAGTGACGATTTTAATGTGTCGAAAGCACTATCTGTTTGGTTCTTTAAATACCCTTTTATTTGGCCTAATATACCTCTTTCAGATGAGGTATAAGATAAAAGATCTAATACGTTTGCATCTGCGTCTTCTAATGTGTAATAGTGATAACCAAAGGACACAACACGCTTCATATCCATATTATCTTCTGCGTAATTATATTCTTGCTGGTCAATATTAATGGGGAAGCAATTATGATATTTAATTACTTTTCTTCTTTTAAAATTAGCCCCTGCACCCATTTTACTCAAATGCCACACAGTTATATTATTTGCATACAATTCAGGGTTTGTTAAGCCTCTGTGTGCCACTGAAATAGCCCACGGTCTAAGAGCATAATCTACAAATGAGATATTAGATTCGAGAAATGAGATGTCTAAGGTTTGTATGTCACTTCTACCATTGGAAAGGACACCTTTCCATAACCCTGTGTTACTATAACCTTCTCTTGAGAAGTTAGACCCATCGCCTGTATGTTTAACGCCTTGCGCTAATATGACGCCTCTTGTGCGTCTCCCTTCGTTTGCGGCTTTTTGGAAGTTCTCATTACCGAAAGAAGTGGCACCATCTTTAATCTGATAGCCGTTTTGTGTGTTTAAAATAGTTCCAGTGGCTGGAATATCTTGAATAAAGACCAACCAAAGTGAATTAATAGGTGGCGCATTGCCCGTGGTTAGAAGATTGTTATAAAAATCTGTATAAAAACTATTAGCTTTTTCAAACCCTAAGACTCTCGATAGGAAATTACTCCCATCCTGACCAGTAGTATTCAATACACTATTTGAATCTGGTTCAGTCTGGTTTATTTGATACCCACTCGTTGTGGGCTCTTGATTAATAGTAATAGCCATTATTGTATACCTTTTAAATATTTAATTCAAAGGAATGTTTTAAACGCTTTACTATTTGAAAAATGGTGGGAGTAGAGGGTATCGAACCCACTCGATCCTAAAAGGAAACAGATTTACAGTCTGTGCCGCCTCATTAACGGTTTACACTCCCACAATCTCTTATATTATATAGAAAAGAGTGTAATGTGTCAAACTGAAAATCAAGGGATTTTTAGGTAGCTTGCTGCCAGTATTGGTAGGCCATCACAGCATTGAATTCCTGTGGTGCGCCTGCGCCCTTGATGTCGTATGACAGGGGTTCAATAGTCTTTAAATAGGTACCAATTAACTGATATCTACGAATTGGATTGAATTCCTTATCAATAAGATCAAGAGTAGCTATTTCGGCTGGAACGCCATATTTACCTGAAGATGTATTAACGTCGAAGACTTCACTCATCCACGCTTCCATCTTGGAGCGAATATTCATAGCTTCATCAGCGAGAAATGTTACAGACCATGCATCAGAACCATCATACGTCACTGAACCGGGGACGTTAAAATTCAGTCCCATGTAGGGAACCTGATGGTTTGTTATACTTTTTCCCGGTAAGTCACCTGTTCTTAAATAAACAAGGTCATCTTGAGTCAGAGGGCCAAGTGTGACCACTCTAAATTGGAAATCCCTTGCGAATTCTTTCTGCTTTGCGGTCTCATAAAACTTTAACATTGTCATAGTAAATTTCTCCTGAATATATATTCTTATAAATATTTATTAAACTGGTCTAAAATTTGTTACTTTTTTTTATGTTTTCTATATGCCACATAGGTCTTAAATTCGTATAGTGACAACACTCCCTCTGTTCAGATTCATTTTGTAAATCGAAAGCTGTACAGGGTTTTATGTGATCAAGACTCCAAGAGTCTTTCGTATTTCCGTAATTATCCCATGACATGCCTTCCTCAAATTGACTTTCGATGTGTTTTAAAAAGAAATCTACACTACATCCTAATAATTCTGTCGTTTTGTTTGATTTGTCTTGCCCTTTAAGTGCTGCGTTGAGTCTTCTCGATAGGTTCTTTTTTATTTTAAAGCCTACATCCGTTAATAGTCTTTCTTTCACCTTTTCATATATTTTTTCTTTGTTTTTAATGTAATAATCTCTGGTTAAATCATTGTGGTGTTTTTTATTCTCTTTATACCACTTTTTAGAATATTCGTTATAAAACTCTTTGTTTTCTTGATATCTTCGTTTAAAATAACGGGAAATCTTTTCTTGGTTTTTATGGTAATGTTCTTTACTGGCTTTTCTTATCTTATCTTTATAGGTTTGTCTGTATTTTTTCTGGTATTCTTTGTCATATGAACATTTCTTACACCTCGCAACATGTTTGTTTCTGTCTTTTCTAAAATGGAATTCAGTTAGAGGTTTTTCTTCTAAACAAAGTGTGCAAATCTTCATGTAATTAATTATCAAACTCAATAAAAAAAGAGGGGGAATAGATCCTCCCTCTTTTCTAATTTCTAATTTTATTTCAATTTAATTGATAATCTCATTGAAATCTGCACCTGTGCGAGTCGCAAGGAAGTTAACCAGAATGAATTCTGCACTTCTTACAGGCTTAATGTAGATGTCAACAACTAACTCATTGTTGTCGATGACTGTAGAAGTGTTATTTCTTTCGTCACAGACGATGAGGTAGTCATAAAGACCTTCATTCTGCTTGGCGATCTCGAAGATTGGTGTTAAGTAATTAACCAAACGAGTTCTTGTGAAGACTGTATTTGGTTGCATTACGAAGTAACGTGTCAATCTAAGGGTAGCTTTTTCAAGAGTTAAGAATAATCTACGAACATTGATTCTATCAAATGCGCTCGGTTTGGCTTGAAGAGTCTTCTGACCCCAAACTGTATATGCGTCTTGAGGGAACCAAACAACAGGGTTGATACCAACTCTGTAGAGAAGGTCACGCTGTTTTTGTGTAGGATTGACACCAATCTCTACGACATTTCTCACAATACCATTCTCAAGACCAGCGGGTGCGAACCAAGGTTGTGCGTTTGCATCCATTCTTGCTATGATTGCGGCCTGATAACCTGAGAACGGAGCCCAGAAGAACTTGCCGGAACTGTTATCAAAGGCTTTAACCCATTGACCATATGTAGCCACATAATTATTATTGGACTCGCTATAAAGATTCTTCATAGGCCAATAAATATGCTGTGAGAAGTTCTTATCTTTTCTATCGATGACTTTGTAATCACGACCTTGGATAAGAATACCTCTCAGAGGGTCAGCAATGTGCATACAATCTTTTCTGGTTTCAGAAACGAAGTTTGTAAATGCGTTGTTGATAACCTGATACCAGTTAGCGATATCACTATCTTTACCTGTGGTTGGATCGTCAAGGGCTTCAATTTCGGTGTTTACGTTCATAGCAGGATCGAATGTGACAGGATTACTACCGTCACCTGCGCCCTGATTATCTTTCGCAGCAGCGTAAGCGTAAATTGTACCGAGACCAGCCTCGACTGTTAAGTCAATATCTACAACGTCCTTATTCTCAGCTAAGAGGAATGACGCTTCAAGTTTCGCAGGAACGTTACCAATAATCTTATCAGTATTGGTCCCTCTTGTGGAGATGAACTGACCAAGCGAATACGCCTGTTTTGCAGTCGATTGAACTTCAACCTGTCCAATACGACCAGATTCATTCTTCCATAGAGCTTGCTCTGAGATATTAGGGTTAACAACAATATCAATATAATTTGAATTGTCGTTGACTACCTTCTCTGCGAAGAACGATTCTTGAACTAATGTTCTAGGATTAACACGATTTGTGTCGTTCTCATCTAAGGAAGCAACCCATTTTTCCTGATAACCGACATAAAGCTTATCAGTATCATTACCTAAACCAGTTGTTCTCAGCTTAAACACAGCAAAAATGAGTGAATCATTGTACGATGCATCTGAGAAATCATATTGGAAACCGCTCTCTAATTGTTCCGAAAGGCTGTTCTGATTAGATGTATCAGTACCTGTTAAAGGGAGACCGAGAGTAGTTTCAGCTAACTGATAAAAACCTAATGGATTAGCGGTATTTGTAGTCTGAACCGAGGAAACGCTATTATAAAGCGGAGTCCCGTCGTTATTAGCACTATTACTATCAATAATGCTGACATAGTACCCTTCAGCGTAATCATTAGTGGAAAGCTTTGTCTTGTTGAGGACTATAAAGCCTGTATTACCGAGGTTGGCATTACTTGCAGTTAGAGAAGCTGTGTAGTTAGTACCAGCGTTACTCCAATTTACCTGACCTGACTTAATATTGGTGTATTCCGATTCCGTTAGTGATAAAAGAGTAGGCTCACCGACTACGAACTTATCGGAGTCAGCATAGAGAGAATCTTGTTCTGCGGATAGCGAAATTGTATCAAAGCCGGAAACAGGGTAAAAAAGACCTGTGTAATTATCACCGAATCCACCACCGGAACCACTACCATAAGGCATACGGTTACAAAGTAGATTAGCTGGTGAATTTAAGACTTCCTCACAAGATTTATAAAAGTATCTTTCTGCTTCTGTGGTAGGTGCTCCGTAAATTTGCTCTAATTCTGATTTGGATGTGACGTTTACGAGTTCGAGAGTTGGACCCTGATTCGCAAAACCATTAATGTAAATATTTGTCCCAACTGGTAAAGAAGTGTTGAAACTTAAATCAATTTCATTAATCTGAACGCCGGGACTTTCAATTGTTCTTGCCATAATATTCTCCTTAAAAGATTCTTTCTTTTAAGTATTTATTATTTTCCAACTAAAAATTATAGTTTTATATCGGTATTATTTTCTAATAAGGTCACATCCATTTGGTTGAAAACGAATTGAAAACTACAATCTATTTCCGATGGGTCTTTGTAATCGTAATTTATCTGACCTAGATTTATGATGAAGGCGTTTGTATAATCAAATCGAACAATTTGCTCGTTATATTCACGTAATCCGTAAATTGTGATCGTGGTTTGATAGTCTGTGTAATCATTCTGCATCTCAATATGCTTATATGTAACGTTTTTCACAGGTTCTGTCTTTTCATTATTGAGAAGATTGTTAGGATCTTTGGATAAATCCCTTATATTATCCATCACTCTATTTTTTTCTTCACGAAATTCCGTGAAATAATCAGTCATCCCACTCTTCTTAGGATCATTTAATATCGCTAACCACTTCCATAATACCCAATAATTGTCAAAATTGTTATCAACATTGAAACCCACAGTAATGGGCTCATATGGAGGACGAGACATCGAGGTTATATTATAAGGCTGTCCGTAAGTGTTGATCGTCTGATTGGGAACATTCACTGTAGGGACCACCGATCCGAACACTGAGAACTGTAATTTGTCTAAATTTACTAAATCGTTCGATCTGGTGTTGGAATTTATATCTTTTAAAACTTTAGGGACATCCAAAACAAGTAAAAACTTGTCTTTCCGCGCCTTATTTAATATGCTTTGATGTATCTCACTCATGATGTAAATACTTATTGATGGAACACCCACCCTTCTTCAGCTAATGATTCTAAATCTGATTTTCCTTCATCATAAAATCCAACATAAGCTGGAAGTGGGTCTGAATCGTTGAAATTCTTCATCAAACTTTGAGATCCGAAAAACTCTTCTTCATCATATAATGACTTTTTAATCTTCAGAGGTTTTCCACGCTCATCATACTTTTCGATTTCATAATAACGTTCACACATCTCATTCTTTAAGGCGTATAAGCCCCATGCTAAGGCAAGTACCATATCATCAAATAAGTCTTCACCCTGCTTTTTCTTCCATGTCCCATTCGGATAACGCACAAACGTCTCAAACTCTTGAATGGTTATGATATCGTAAATATCAACTGCTCCCAATTCATTTAACCAATACCTCATATTAGTCACAGCATCTAATTTAGTGTTTGTGTGTGAATAGATACCCAAACGTTCATAGTTGATTTTGTCGGAATTGGGTACATGATTAGCTATCTTCTCATATTTAAATACATTATACAGGTTATCGAGGACACCACTACCCACATTATTCCTTTCCATGAATATATAAGGACTTCCCCACTGTCCTGCTATTTCATATAAAATCTTCGAGAAGGAATAGGGATTTATGTATTGATCCCTATAACACGCAACTTGTTTTATTCGTGTTAAGTCTGTCAAATCTAAGACCTGAACTGTGGACGCAGTAGATCCTATACCTTCACCCACATCACAACCCATCACGTAAATTCGATTTGGCTGCGCTTTTTCCCATATTTTATAGGTGTTTTCTTTTAATATGATCTTCGGTTCAATGGCTTCTTTCCTATATTTGGTTATGAGTTCAGCATTAATAGCTGATTCGCCTGTTGAAATGAACTCGTTGCCGAATTCCTGATTGAAAGCTTCTAGTGAACCAAGGGATGCAATCGTTTTACGTTTCCACGATTCGTCTCTACCGGGAACTTCCCACCAATCGATTCTCTCCGCTTTCCAATCTTTATCTTCATTCCTTTCAGCCGTGCTATATACCTTATAGAACTGGTTACCTGTACCATTAGGTGTAGACACTGAGAAAATCTTCGATTTCTTGGATGATGAAACGATAGGAATTGTTGAACGCCAGAATTCCTCCATGAAGTTATGGGGGATGAAGGCCATTTCATCAATAATAATACAATTTTTCGTTAATTTTCCGTTAGTGAAATACGTATGACCACCGTGAACGTGTAATAATTCGTAAACTTTTTCTTGATTTTCGAAAGTTTCTATATTTGTTATGACAGTTCCATCAAACACAGTATCATCAACAATAACGTCACACGCAAACCGGATAGATTTATCTGACATAATCAATTTATGTTTTGGTGTACACACTAAAAATTGATCGTCACTAAACGTTATTTTAATTTTTTGTGGGTTATCGCCTTGCATGATACCTTCAAAATCTTGAAAACCTGTATCGGTTAAGACTTGAAATCTAGTATTTTTGAAAATTTTATAGTTACTTAAGTCAGCCATTTTATTTGTTATGGTCGTCCTTTAATCCAACCTTCGGGTAGAATATCATCTTTTTGGAATCTTTTAATTTGCAATGTATCTTTATGATGTCCGAAATAACTTCCTTTATTCATACCTTTATAATTTGTGGTGTTTTTTGGTCCTGTGCCTTTCACCCACCCTTTAGGTGTCGGATCGCATTTAGAAATACGTTTACTCTTCTTCGTTTCAGGATTATAGATATACCTCATACCTTTTCCTGACCTTTTTGCGCCACCATCTTCACTGTTTGCATGGTACTCTTTAATGCCATGTGAAATATTTTCCCTCGCTTGTTCAGTTCTTTTCATTCCGGTATGTGTTTCAGCAGTCTTTTTAATTTTATCGGGGTCTTTATTCACCTTTTCCATTATTTCTTTATGTTTTTCTGAATTCTCTTCAACCCACTTCTTTCTTGCATCACCAATCTTTTTATTTCGTTCTTCGTTCGACCAACACTTCTCACCCATCATTAAACAAAAATCCTCATCGGCGTATCTTTCTTTTGCTTTTTCTTTTAATATAGATTTTTGATTTTCATCTTTAAATCTTAATTTTTGACTTTTACCCATTCTTTCGGACATAGAAGAGTCACCACCTTCCCAATGTCTACCACCAACACTTAAATTATAAGTGTTTTCATCTTTAACGAATTCCATATTCACAATTTCTTTTTCTTTTTGTAAAGCCTCTTGATATGAATCGAAAAAATACAATATTTTCTTTTCAAAATTTTCTTCGCCATATTTTTGCATCTCATTTAATAACCTTAGTCCCGATCCCATATACCCATCATTAAGGTTATCCGTTTTATGAACTCCTATATATTTCATATTATTTTTTTTATTCACTATTTCGTAAACATAATTAAATTTTCTTTTGTATTTTCCAGACATATCATTCCTTTTTCAATTACTTATTAAGATGAGGTCGCTTTTATTCCTCATCCACTATAGTTAAAGCAAATTCTTCCCCTTCTTTTGAAATGACATCATAAAGGTTTTCCATACTTATGTCAAATATAAAATCGTTTTCTTTATCTTTAATGGTTACTATGGTGTCACCATCTACACAGTTAGCGGTGTCGCCTCTGGCAGCGGTACTAGTAGTGGTCGAAATAGCAATTGAAGAATCGTTACCAAAAACAACTTCCTTCACATCCCACTGCTTAATAGTAGGTTTGATCCAATTGGGGATATATTCATACGCTAATTTGATTCTTTTGAGAATGTTTTTAGCTGTAGCTTCTTTGTTAGCTACGATAATAACTCTGTAATCCGAAGTGAAACTTACCATCCAAAGTGCAAAGATGGTCATCATGGTCGTATTTGAGGTTGGAATGTATGTGTTACCACACAAGAACATCGCATCATCACTATCGACTGTTATACAGCGAACAGGGACACTTTCAACTGGTTCTATGGTTTTAATTGTTATAAAGTCGTTTTCTGTGTGTTTTTTACATGATGGTATGAAAAACTTTGATTTTGAAATGAATATTTCTTTTGTATTTATTTTTTTATTATTAATTTTATCAAAAGACCCAAACCAAAGATGTTCTTCATCAGCTATAATTTCTTCACCATTATCGAAGGTTATCTTATAACAAGGTCTGTCATACATAACATCCCACGCTTTAACTACATTTGTTTCTTCACCATTATTATCAAAAACGACATCACCATCTTTTATCTCACCCATTGTAGTCCACCCGTTGGGAGTGGGTATTGGAGTGTCTAAAGCTAAAGCTTTACCAACCTGACGACTAGCTAAAAGACACACAAAACGGTTCTTTTCAAGGCTCTTTAAGATACGTTTTTGGGCCTTATATAGCTTAATTTTCTGTTTACCTTCATCGAGAGTTGTAATGAAAAAGTAATTCTGTGCAAAGTGGGAAATGTTCTTACGGGCTTTATCTAATTCTTTTAATCTTTCCTTTGTCCATGCGTATTGTGAATTGACAGCAGGTAGTCTTTCATTGTTTAAATATGTGACTGTTTGATCCTGCTCATGGAAATCCAGATCAACTTGTTTAGTTTGTTTTTGTGTTTTCATATTAGGTTTTTTTTCATAATTATTTATATAATTGGCTCTAAAAACAATAAATAATTGTAGAAATGTAAACATGTTTTTGCTTGAAATGGATTCGTGAACAATAAATAGTTAAAACATTAAAGGAGTAATTATGGACGAAAAGTTAAACGAGATTTATAGTACAATAGTAACTGAAAGCGAAAAGGTTGCTGAAGCACCAGTTGGTGAATTAGAGGGCTCAGAAAAAGCACAAGGCCCCAAATCGGTTGAAACCGCAGACAATAAAGTCGATGCCCCCGAAGAAGGCCCTTCTCAGGGTGAAGTTAAAAAGGGTGGCGCATGTGCAAACAAAGAAGTAGTTGAAGATTCATTTGATTTTAAATCGTCTGCTTCATTTGAAGAGCTTTATAAGAATATTATCGGTGAGAATGAAGACATCGTTTCTGCTCCTGACGTAGAAGGTGATTCTTTTGATGACGATCTCGGTGATTTTGACGCTGCTCTCGAAGATGACGTTGATGAAGAAACTGATATCGCCACAGAATTACGTACAATGGCAGACCGCTTATCCGAATTAGCAGATAAGTATGGCGAGCCGGAAGATGAAATGGAAGGTGAAGACGACGTTTCTGACGAAATCGATGACTTAGGTGGCGAAGAGGACGATGAAGATGAAGTTTTCGAATCCATCAAGTCCGAGCCAGAACCAAAACCTTTTGATCCTGCCGTAAACAGAGCCAAGACAGCAAAAGGTAAGCTTTCCAGCGTTGGGAAGAAGAAAGCCAAAGGCGACTTAAAGGGTAAGCATACAGGCGAACCTGAAACATTAGGTGACAAGAAAGGTCACACAAATACTAAAGGAAACACTGCCAAGGCATCTGGACCTGCCGCAAGCAAAAAAGCAACTGACGCTTTTTGCTAAAAGATATCCCCATATATCTCCTTTACAAAGAATTCTCCCCCAAAAAGGGAGAATTTTTTGTTTTATAAATAAGTATTTAAAATGAACTTCAACGAATTTTACACTGAATCCATATTAGATACCCCTAGAACAGACCTCGATCCCACTGTATTTGAATTAGTGGACGGTCTTCCCCCTAAACTACATGGGGCTATCAAAGCACAAATTCTTGAAGATGTGCTTCGCTTGAAAAGAAAAATGGTGGTTAATAAGACTTTCATTATCGGAAGTATTCTAACTAAGACTTATAATAAGAATTCAGATATTGATGTCACCTTAGAAGTCAATAGTGAAGATGTCCACCCTGAAACGGGATTGGCCGGGGTTGAAGAATTGACATACCTTTTAAGGGATTTAAATGGTAATCTGGCTGTTGGGACTACTCACCCTATCAATTACTACATCACAACCGAATTCAGAGAAGAAAACGCCGACGCTATTTATGATATAGATACCGATGCATGGGTTAAAGAGCCTTATGATACACAATTAGAAATCGCTAACTATATGCAAAAGTTTGAAGAGTTAGTTTCATCAATAGACCTCTCTACTGGTAAGTTGAAGAGAGATGTTGTTGATTACATGGAACTTAAGGATTTAGACGAATCCAGCATTATAAACTTCCATACTATTTTAAATAAGAAACTTTACGAGATTAATAAGAATATTGAAGAGTTGGTGAAGTTTAAGAAGGATATAAAATCGAAACGTCAAGATGCCTTCTCCCAACCTCTCACACCAGATCAAATTTTAAAGTACGCTTCAAAGAATAGGCTCCCTGCAAATGTGATTTATAAACTCTTTCAGAAGTATTATTACTTCGATCTCATTAACCGTTTAGATGATATCATCTCTAATAGAGATAAATCAAATGAATATGTTGATGACATTGAGGACGTCCTTGGATATAAAGAGAGCGTTTCTTTTGAAGAGTTTGATGCTCTTTACGAAGACTTTAAAACGTTCAAAGGCGGTAAAGTAGATTGGGCACAGCCGAAATCCGTAAGAAAATATAGAGATAGACGCTTTAACTTGTCAAAAGGTTTAGCCGGGAAGAGTTTAAGACAGACCCCTAACATCTATTCTAGAAATTCAAATCCTTCCAGTTTTAGAACCCTTGGATTAGCTAACAAAGTCGTTGATGTAGCGAAGAGATCTCCTTCAGGTATTTGGAGGTTGACTCCATTACAAGTGAAAGAGATCGCTTTAAAGTATCACCATATCCCGCCGAATAAGCACGATCCTATCAAGCACTTAGGTAACACTGGTATTGTAGTCTGGCGAAAAACGCCTAAACATTTCTATTTAGTGAAGCATCGCCATTTACGTAAGAGTTAATTTTTTTCTTTTAGATTAGCGTCTATATATTCGCAGACTCGTTTGGCTCGTTTGACGGTATCGAAAAATCCTATAAGTTCTGCCCTATAAGAATTAGGAAAATCTCTAAACGTTATAGCGCCTCTATGGTCTTTCGTGACGGACCAATTGGCATTTTTACCGATTCCGTAATGCTTGAAGATCTTTTGGTTATTAGGTTGCTGAATGGTGTGTAGTTGCCGTTTCCACTTCATGATCACTAAAGCCTCTCATAATGGTGTCCATTATAACTGTCTTCTCAAGACGTTGTTTGTTTATTTCTTCAACTTCCATGTCATTTTCGTATTGCTTCGAAAGGGAGTTGACGTAGTGTTTAATTGCGATTGGTTTTAAGTCTAGTTCGTCGAAATCTTTATTCAATGATTCACAATTCTGTTCTATCAATTCTATAGCTGTCAGTAATGCAAACCAACGACTTGTTTCATACTTCGACATTTGTTCAGGGGTTCTCTTCTCCATGTTATTATGTTATTTCCTTATTTGTGTCAATCTTCATGGTAACATTACCTATGAAGGGCATATCCAAACTAACACCTGTCAGTTCGTTATTTTCTATGATGAAATTATAGTTTTTTATGCCTTCTCTGTCAAGGGCAATCTTCACATTCTCTAAGAAATTCTTTCGTGCCAATTCATTTCCCAACCCTACACTTTTGAATTTTATAGCTTCTAATGTTATAAACCCCTTTATTTCGTTGAATTTCGGGTATTCATGAAGGTCGAACTCGGCTTTATTCTTTTGGGAAGGCATGATGTCCTCCCCACGTTTCTTTCGACAACCTTTACAAACATAATATTTAGATAATTCGACAGTGTTCTCACAATCAAATTTCCCCAAATACCGTTTATAATATTTGCTTCGTGCGGAGACAGATTTCCCGCATTCGCTGCAATTGAAATAATATGTTGCCATTAATCGACGGATTTTCGTTCAACGTATGAGTTAATGAAACCATGAACGGCTGAAAATAACAGATCAACGTCAATAGTTTCTAATTTCATATTAGGGTCTTCCTGATCTTTCGTCAATTCCATGTCTATTTGTTTAGAAAGAACCCTAAACGCAGAGTCTATAACTATAAAGCACTCTTTTAATGTGGAAATCTCTATCTCTTTTTTAACCATCTCTTCACGTAATAGTTCATAAAAAAGTCTAGAAAGAGAATGGAAAAGGTTTAAATGATCATATTCTGAAACGGAATTATAATTAGAAATTATCTCACCCTTTTCGTATGTTGTGATAAACTTAGGGTCTATTTTTGACCAATATTCTAAACCCTTTTTAAGGTGTTCCTCTTTTTCTATGGTTTTAGGTGATTTCTCAGAGACGTCTTCTTTGGGTTTGAGAAGTTCCCTTATCTCATCTGAAAGATATTCGTCAGGGTTTTTAATCGGCTCATCATTCATCTGTCTTCACATCCTCTTGAGGGAGCATATCATTAGGTGTGGATTCTAATTTCGAAAGCGTATCAGTGATGTTGATTTCAGTGTTTAAAGGTGTTGTTGACCTAACTACACCATATGAGAAAATCACCTTATTAGGTTGTTTACATGATACACACTCAAATGCGTTATCTCCATTTAGATTTAAAATGTGTTCGTTTTGCGCTCGACAATATTCACAATTAACTAAAACGGATTGTTGACTCATCACACTAGCAGCCTGTAAATCTATTTTAGATATAGCTACTTTAGCTTTTTCTGTGGCCATTTTATTTGAAACCAATCCGAAAAGCCAAATAACAACAAACGAAAATATAAAGCTTGGGAGGAAGGGTTTTCCTAATAAGAAAAAGGCATATGCGCTAATACCAGATAAAAATAAAATGATAAATATAGACATGAGAAATAAGAAAAAGACCGTCAGTTTTTGCATAATATGTTTCCTTTATAATGATATGTTCTCAATATTATAGAACATCTCTTGTATAAAGTCAATCATCTTAGTGGTATTTTCTATCTCTTTTTGGAGGGTCTTTTTATCTTGCCCCCCAATATTGGGGAATTTCAAGGTTTGTTTCAGTTTAGTGCGTAAAGAAACAAGATCCGTGTAGATTTTCACAAGGTCATCGTTAATGAAATCTAATGGGAAGGGTTTGATTGGTGGCGCTTTAGAAGCTTCATCTTCCATACGAGCCATATTCATAAAGTTGTTTTCAAAAGTTCCCGAATTAGTTGTGGCACCATGAGGCCATCTAATCATATTACTTTCCCATGAAGAAGCGTTCTTCGGGTTAGAAAATGAATTAGTAGCAAAAAATTCGTTTAGAACTTTCTCGAAAGGGTTATTGTTCTTCTTTTGACTCATTATTCAATTTAATTTGTTCTTCATGACGTTTAGCTACGCCGTTACATTTAGCACAGACCCAAACGCATTCCACAATCATCTTATCGCCTTGACGGTAAGAACTTTCTCTGCCGTATGCCATCCCATTACCACAAATGTGACAACCAACTGGTACATTACTGATGTTCATATTTTCTCCTTAGTATTTTACCTGATCTTCGTCAGGTAAACCTCTTTTATTCGTCCACTTATTTCTTCCTCGTCCTTTTTCTTTGACGTCACGATGGTTTGTGTGTCTTTCCGTTTTACTACCGTGTTTAGATTTTCTTGTCATTTTTGAGGAAATGCCTTTATTTCTTGATTTTGGCATATAGGTATCGGCAAGATCTTCGTCGTCCTCTTCCGAGAATGATTCTTCGACCTTCTCAGAGGCTTCACCACCCAATACAGCTTTAATTTGTGCAACTATATCTGAATTAAATGAAAACTCGGAACCGTTAACGTTAACCTTTAAGGATTCACCGTCCATAGCTACAGCACTTGAATCGGAATCAGTATCTACAGCTTCTTCACCTTCAGCGTCTACAATGCCATCATAACCTGCGGAATCTTCTGTGTCATCTTGTACACATCCACCACACTCACAGCCATCACATCCACATCCGTCGTCTGATTCAACACTGTCAATGTCATTCATAAAATCTGTTGCGGTCTTTGTGAACATATCAGCAGGTTCTTCTGTCTGTTCAACTTCACTCACAGAGTCCGAAGACTCATCTGGAACTAAGACCACTTTCATTAAGTTTTCATTGTACTCATTAAATTTCTTCATAATATATAACCTTTTAACTACTTATTATTTCACCTTTGTTTTCTGAAGGTTAAATTGCTCTAATAGCTCTTTTGTAACGAATTTTGGCGATTTTTCGACGAACTCTACGATCTCATCCTCGACGTATTTCTTAAACTCTTCATCGCTAATGTGTAACACATCTAATTCTGGCAACCCTAAGACTGAAAATATATTCATTTTTGAGTCAAAGTCAACTAAAGCTAAAAATTGCCCTGTTCTCTCACCAGATTTGACAAAATAAAAATTACCAACTTTTGTTTTTCTCGCTCTTTTCATAATTTATTGGATTATAACACATTTTTTGATATAATCTATTAAATATTTACAGGAGAAAACACTTTTTTATGGAATATTTCAGAGATCAACAAGTCCTTGTGGAATTAACTGAGTCTATATTATCTAATATTAATATAGCGAATGCGTTTGCGGACCAAATTAAAAATATTCGAAATTTCCCACAAGAACTAAAAGATGTTTTTAATAAATTTGGATATGTGGAAAGTGGAGATATTAACGATTTATTCGCACGTAGCGACGACATTGACCATTTAACCAAACAGTATTTAAAAACGAAGGATCAAAACGCCTTGAAACAAATTGAAGCTATACTAAATCATTGGAAAGTGAAAACAAATGAATAATTTTAACAGAGATGAAGGGTTAATTGCGTTAACAGAAGCTATATTGAATGGGTTCTCAGCCGATAGTGAAATGAAAAAAGCTATTGAAGAAGTCCAAAAATCCGATGTGTTCTTTTCCAACATTATAGCGTCCATGAAAATCTATTCAAGTAATAGAGGACGCACAATGTCAACAAACGGTAAAGATCTCGAATATAATCCTGCATTTGTAGAAGAATTGATTCAAATGACAGGTATGAACGAATCTGTTCAAGCTATTATTGTTCACGAAATTCTCCATATTGCTTTTGGTCATCATATAGCGTTCGCAAAAGAACTTGACGAAGCAAAAAGAACAAACAATAAAAATCTCAAATGGTTAGTGAATGTCGCATGTGATTTAGCTATTAACACGTTTTTATATGATAGGAAAGGTTTCCCAAAATTCAAGAATCTTTATGTCCCCGGTTATTCCCCACAAGAAGAACCTTTTGTTAGTTTTCCAAAAGAAAAAGACGCAAGATGGTATTATAATCAACTAAAAGACTATTACAAGAATAAACCGCAGGACGAACAACCACAAGATCAAGATAGTGGTGATGATCCCGATCAACAAGACGATTCTGGCGAACAAGGCCAAGGTGGGGGTGGACAGGGGCAACCTGATGACTCCAACGAACAAGGCGAGGAAAACTCTCAAGGTGGCGGTCAGGGCGCTTCCGAAGGTGAGGAAGAATCCGGTGACGAACAAGGAAGCCAAGGCGGTGGCGAGGGAACGGCTGAAGGGGATCAGGAAGGTCAAGGGAGCGGTCAAGGTGGCCCAGAACAAGCTAAAGGTTCGGGAGGCTCTGAGGGCGATTCTGAAGGTTCTGAGGGCGGTTCGAGTGTAGGTGAAGGTGGAGATGAGGAAGGGGATTCTGCTGGCGCTTCAAGTGAAGGAAGTGGTGGTGGAGAAGGTTCCGGCTCATCCAAATCTGAAGGGGAAGAAGCCAGTGAGATGAACATCCCTGATGAATTAATCGATTCATATAAGGGAACAGGTGAAATTGAAGCTC